GACAGTGACCGCGCCAGTTGCGCTGTTAAATCCAATTTGACGTGGACTTGCAGTTGTGGAGGCACCAAAACCAAACAACGTAAAATCGCCTGATCCTTGTGCTGCTCTCAAAAGATACGCCACGGCAGTGCCGCCCAAATTTGCAAACGATACAGCACCAGGCGTAATTCCTGCACCAAGCGAACTGACAACGCCAGTAGCTATAATTATCTTGGTTGGATACATCACCGTCGTACTATTCGCAATCAAGTAAATGGCACCGTCGACTGTATCAATCCACGCAGTAAGCACGATATTTGTTGCAGCAGCATTCAATACTGACGGGGCTTTTGACCATATCAATGCCCCTGCCGAATTGAAAAGAGAGATCATGTTGTATGCTATTTTGAAATAACTACCATCATTGAGCGTACTTGGCAGTGTCAAATCATTGCCGCTGTTGCTCACATAAGCAGCCGATGCCCAAGTAAACGGATCTTTCGCGGCAGGAAGCTGCGGAATAGATGCGCCTACTGTTCCAATTAAAAGACTCATTATTGCTCCATGGTGATATTAAGGATTTGCAGATTGCCCGTGTTCGTGTCTGAGCCATTCAAGGGCAGGCGCGAGAGAACGAGATTGACCCAGTTCTGCGTTGTTAACGAACTGGCAGGAATCACCGCTGTCGACGTTAAAACATTTTTCAGATTGGATACTGTGGCCGGTGCCGAGATCGCCTCGGTCACGTTGGTATATGCGCCCGGCGTTACCGATCCAGCAGCCATGATCTGATAGCCGAGTTGAATGAAATAATTGTTCGCCGCTACATCACCGGTGTAATGAATGCGCAACTTCACCGGCTTGGTGACATCGATCGTATCCAGTACTGGCATTGACCAAAACACCGATTGCGTCGCAGCTTTGGAAAACTGCGTAACTGGCGTGTCACCGACTGCGGTGGAAATAGCTGGCGATGTACCATAGGCCGTCAGAAGTGGGATCGGAAACCTGAACCGTGAAATGACCACTTGTGGCAACGTCATCGTTACAAACGGCGCACCGGAAGCGACAGCAATATTACCGCCAGAGATGCTAGCAGCGCCGTAAGCCACGGTTACAACATAAGCAGCAATGAACCCAGAGTCAACCGCTGGCGTGGTCTGTGAACCTGTCGTTGCTGCGGCACCAGCCTTAACTTGTACGACGCATTGCCCTGAACGTATGGTATTGCTCGCGGCACCCAAACCACCAGGGCCGGAGTACGGTACGGATGGATTCGACGCATTGTAAAACGGCAGCACAACACTGTTCGTATCGATTTCCTGATATGCGACTTCAACCAGATAATTAATTGACTGGCCAACCGTTCCAGGCGCCGGACAATTCAGAACAACCGGGTCAAGCAAAATGCCCTGCTTCAGAGTGTTGTGCGTAGTGTCGGCAGCAAGTGAGGAATACGGTGTGGCGTCAATATTCGCCACGTTATAGACCTGACCAGCGCCAACACTGACCTTCAGGCCTGTGCCTGGCGTACAAGGCAGTCCAATCAACGCAGGGGCGTTGCCGAGCACCACCTCCGCAAGTTTGGCCAAGCCCATCATTGCAAATTTTTGGCTGCTGAGAATGTCAGTCTCAAGAGGAACGGCCGCAGGATAAACAATTATTCGATCCACATTGATTCCTAAAAGTAAGAACCCGCCGAAGCGGGTGTGTAAAATTTATTGAGCTGAAACGTCAGTTAATCAACTGCGTCCAAATTGTCGAATCAACCGGTCTGATGGCATCGATGGCGGCGTATATGTCAGCGTCCAGTAATCCATACTGAGGCGTTGAAATCAGCGGCCGGTAGACTTTCACGAAGCATTGATACGGCAAGGACATGCTGCCGTAAGCGCCAGCCGACCCATATCCATACAGGTAATGATAAGCACCAGTATTCGACGGAACAGTTACCTCAATCACCACCGGCACGCGCCCTGTGATCGCCGTCAGCATGGCAATCAAACCCTTTCGCGTTGCACGCTCACGCAGTAGATTTGCCTGAATCGTCAGCCGATAACTAGCATCTGTCTGCGCAGGCTTGCGCTGCACGGCATTGCCGAAGTAATCGCCTGCGATCAGATCAAGCCATCCATCTGTCGCCGTCAGCAAGCGCGTTTGGAGCTTGGCATAGGCATACAACGAGTAGATGAATGCCCAGGTCGTCGCCCATCCGGTCAGGACTGCATCAAGAATGGGCGTCGTGTCTGAGAACCAGCGCGGCGATGCAGTCGCCTTGAGCCTGGCAAGAATGTCGTTGCTATCACCTGTAGCCATATCAGCTCACCGTCACAGTCACATATTTAATCACTTGTTTTGTCGTTGCGGCCAGATCGGCAGAGCCACCATTCAACGTCACGGCTGTGATATTGGAAACACCGGCAGAGGCATCGTAAGCGATTTGCGTCATTCGGCTGAATGTTAGCGTTTGGCCGAGTGTCAGCGAATTGATGTAGGCCTGCAATGCGGCCTGTACTGCAAGCTGTGTTGCCACTGGATCATAGCCAGAGGCGATCACCGTCGTCATCGTGACAGTTGCATTTACGATCACCGGAGCAAAAACACCGAAGCGTGTTGTAATCGGACGCACCGCGTCAACTGCGTTCGATACGTTAGTTAAGAATGAGACTGGCGGCGCACCTGAGCCGTCATCGACAACCAGGGAAAAATAGCCGTTGTCGGTCGTGCCGTTGTACTGCTGGTTTTCTATCAGCGTATATGTCGCGGTTGCCTGCACTGTCGCGATGGCATAAGCAACCGCCGCTTTAGTCGCACGCGATAGCGAGGCAAGGTAAGCAACAAATCTAGTTCTCAGGGCCGTATCTGTCTCGGCATTGGCACCGTTTGCGAACGCAGCTTCGTTGTTCACTGTATCCACATAGGTGATTGCTTGACCAAGTGTGGTGATTTGGTTTGCTGCCACGTTTCCGAGTGCTGCCGCTGTCTGCGCTGCCGCCGGAACAGTAACGCTAGTCACGCCAGGAGCGATCACATAGCCGCCAGCGGTATAAGCCGCGTTTCCGGTGTCAATCGTCACCGCATACTTTTGAGAGCCGTCAGCGGTCTGCACAATCGAGCCAAACGGAATTGTTGCCTGCAATGTTGGCGTGAACCTTGAAAACGTCACATTGCCAGTTGCAGCCACAGCGGCAAGACGAGTCACGCCAAAGTCGGCCATCCACGAATCGACATCTGAACCGACAGACGTTGCCGCCCTGGTTGTCGCCAAGAGCGCCACGATCATGCCTTGCATCCACAAGCCGACAGCAGAATTCGCCTCAACCAATGCGCGCAAAACTGAGCCAATTGTGAAGTTGATCAACAGCGAGGATTTTGCTTGAATAGCCGTGATCTGGTCACTCACCATCGTGGTAAATGTTTTTGTCGAAATCGCCATTATTGACCTATTTGTTAATATCGAAACTCAAACTGACGGGCTTCTTTGTCAGATTGTCGTTGTACTGAATGCGAGCGCTGATGCCGCCGTAAAACGCATTGATGATGATGTTCGGGTCAGGTGAGCGGCTCACAATCGCTTCGTTAAAAATCTGACTTCGGACTATGCCCTTCACTCTCCGGACATCGAGCGTTTTACCGATTTCACCCGGCAGGCCTGCGCCGTATGTCGGGTGCCAGATGTAATCACCAGGATTCGTCAGCAGTCTGCGCAAAACACGCTGCTGGCCTTCTAGCGAATCGGTCGCCATGGCAAGGTCGCCGGTTGCTGTCAATGACAGATCGCCGCCGATGTAATGATTTAGATCGCTCATACTGGCGCTCCTGAGACACCACCGCCAGGCGTGACACCTGAATGTGTATGCGTTTTAAGTGACTTGCCACCGCCGACAACATCGGTCGAGGCCGTTACTGTGCCGGTGACGTTCATATTACCTGTGTGATTCCATGTGGCCGCGCTGCTGGTGATGTTGCCAGTGACAGCTACGTTCGCCGCGCCGCTCACGTTCGCGGTCAGGTTTCCTGTCACCGTCACATTCGCATTGCGTCCGACAGTTGCATTCAAATCCTGATTGGTCACTAATTCAACGCTGCCATCGTTGTGAAACTTCAGCACTGAGCCTGATTTATGAACAACCCAAGCCTCTCCGGAAGGAGTTGCCAAAGGTCGTTCGGAATCGTTCCAGAAGCGGCCAGTAATGAAACCAGCCGATTGACCGCCCTCTTGAAAATGGACTTCGCACATGTCGCCAGAGGTCGGTGGCGTAAAAAGCCCCCATCCATTCCCGATCCATTGCGACGTAATCGGAAGCCAGCCAGTTTCAACGCCTTCTGGCTGCAATTGCACCTTTGCTGAATAGGTGTTCTGGTCGTAGCTGGTAACAATCCCAATCCGCGTTTGTGCTTGCGACTGCATTGCCATGTGCGCCGCCTGGCGCATCTGGTTAAGGTGTTTTTGCATCATGTCGGATTATTTGGTGTTTGATTTTTAGCGCTGAGAGACATGACAAAACCGTCCGTCATTGAATAAGTGCGCGTTACCGACTGAGGAAAATACGTTTGATCGAATGCGGAGCCGGTACCAGTTACCTGGACAATATTTTGCGGTGTCAGCAACAAATCGCCCGGCAATTCTGCGTGAACCGTCATTTCGTGCGCACTAATTTCCGTCAAAATCGATTGCGCTCTCTTCTGCGCTTGATTCGATGTCAGATTGGGCAAGTTGTAGACATATTCCTGCGGCGGTTCGGTCGACTTCGACGCCTTGTTCGTGGTGCTGCTATAAATACGCTTGCGGTCAGCCACTTCATTGACCGTCTTTTTTGTTTTTTGATCGAAAGACAGCACACGAACTTTTAAATTCTTGGCTATCGATAAATTTCTTGAGAAAGTCAGTTTCGGCGCGTTACTCACAACCGTATTGCCATTCCCTTCTGCAGTCCATCGAATCACGTATGGATTGGCATTAGGAGGCGTACGCGGCTCAAAATAGAGTGATGAGCCTTTGACGTAGACTTGAAACTGTTCGACCTGCGCCAACTTCGTAATGATGTCCCAATAGTGCGCGTTCGACTCGATCAAAGATTTAACGATCTGGTAATAGCCACCGACAGCAACAGAAGTTTTCGTTACAACTGGTGTCAATCCTCGCGCAACTGCAATCTGCGTCACGATATCCGAAGCCACCAGCGATCCGCCCGTAAAGACAATTGTGTTCTTGAAATCAATCAACCTCGATGTCAGATCGCGCCCGGCCAATGTGATTGTGTCGCCGTTCGGATCAAATTCAATGTCATCGACATAGCCAAGCAAGAAGCTGGTTAGATCAAGCTTCGTGTAATTCACCGGATCATTCGGGTAACCAAGAAACAGCTCAGCGGTCAATTGCTCCTGCACGGACCAGTATTGAAAACCTTGACCAACTGGCTGTGCGGATAACGAAAGCGTCACGCGAAACGTATCAGCCTGGAAGAAATTGTTGTTGTCGATAGTGAAGCTGATCAGTCCTGGTATCCGCTGGCCATTAATCAAAACAATCCCTCTCGGCTGACTTCCAAAACTGCCAATTGAGGGATTATTGATCATGTTGGAATGCCGTCGTTGTTTGCAGGGTTGTTCGGTATGGTTAAGGTCTGAACCGTCGTGATGCTTGTGTCAGTCAATCCGTTAGCCTGGGCAATCGCCACATACTTTGTCGGATCACCGTAAGCTTTAGTTGCTACATCAAACAGCGTGCCACCCGCAACCGTCTGCGATGCCGAGGTCAGCTGCGAATTAATCAAATTCAGGTTCGTTGATATCCGGCCGACTGTCGATTGCAAGTTGTACAAAATGGGCAATTGCGTTGCTGCTGCAACTTGCCCGCTCAACTTAGCCGCCTGCTGAGCAATTGGCGTATTGGGCAGGATGCCGCCCAAGGTCGTTACATTGATCAACGTGTTCGATGCTGAGGCAATCAAAGTTGTCACGCGCTGCTGAACTGCAGAAATTGGAGCCAACACCGTGTTGATCGTCGATTGCGTTGCTTTGGCAAAGTCAGAAACGGACTTGATCGTGCTATCCATTGTTGCCAAGGCACTCCTCAAAGGGCTATCGCCAACCGCAGCCCCTGAAACAACAGCGCTGCTTGAGTCGGTGTAAATAGCATCCGTCACACTAGCTTGTTGCGACGAATAATTCTGTTGCGTGAAGTCCTGGATGACTTCTAGTTCAATGGTATAGAGAACGCGATAAAACGCTTCAACAGTGAAAGTGAATTTCTTTACTTTGACGCTGTAATTAAACGTCATGAACGAAAAAAAGACCGCGACACCCTGAATTCTCAGGGTGTCAACAGCCCTTGCTCGATCAAGCGCATCGCTACCAAGAAACATGCCAGACCATGGGATTGAATCATCTTCGCGCCCCATCGACTGCACAACTTTGTCACCGCCTGGCAATTTGTGCACAACCAAGGCCTGAGCCCCGCCGAGCGTAATCTGTTCGGGAATCTCAAAGCCTTGAAATGTGATGCTGTCTAGCTTTAGTGTTGTATCCATCTATCCTCCGGCCAGACCAGAGCCAACCAAGCGCATACCCATTTGCCCGTCAAATTGGCTTGAGCCTTTTTGCGGTCCGGACATGCTTTTCGCTTGGTACTTAGTCGTATTTTCTGCAATCTTCTTGCCGTCGAGATTGATCTGAGTTGTTACCTGTAGCGGCTGCGAGTTCGGCGCTGCTGCAACCGTTGTAACGTTGCTCTTCGCTCTTCGTGCTGCCAATGCGGCAGGGCCGTAGTAACCGTTCGGATCTTCTTTTCCGTAATTGGTGTTGCCGCCGAACTGATAGAACTCTTTGCCGGTGTTCGCCTTGGTGGCCGCTTTGGCTTCACTTTTGCCGCCGAACTGATAGGACTCTTTGCCGGTGTTCGCCTTGATGGCCGCTTTGGCTTCACTGTTGCCGAAGAATGCCAAGATGTGGGCAATGAAGCTGCCTAGCCAGTCGCTGAATTTAGTTCCCTCAACAAATGCTTTGCTGAACCATGATCCAAGCTCCCAACCTAAAAAGGCGGCGCCAGCGATACCCGCTGATTTACCCAATGTCGACAAGTTGTTCGTCAAGAGTGTAAGGACTCCGCTTTTTTGCAGCAAACCGCCAGCAAGAGCCAATCCCGAAAAACCAGCTCGTAAAAGTAACAACGTGCCACTGAATGCCAGCGCGCCGGCAAGCGCGATAAAACCATAAATCAAGGCCTTCGTGATTCGTGGGTAGTCGGTCATCACGCCGCTGAGCTTTGTCAGGCCATTGGCGAGCAATAACAGGCTGCTGGTGATCTTCGGCAAGTAGATCGTGCCAATCACTGTCGTCAGGTTCTTCCACGACTTAGAGGCCGCTTCTTCCGCCCCCTCTGGCGATTTCAAATAGTACTCGTATGCTTCACCGAAACCCATAGATTTTTGAAAGATTGAGGCATCCTTGGCAAACTTGCTGCCATTGACAATGTGTTCGCCCAAAAAATCAGAGGTATTACGGTTGAAATTTTTTGAAATGATCAGTGCGATTTCTTCGTCACTCTTGTCCATTCCGTACTTCTTGCGGATCGCTGGCACCATCACATCATTGATGAATTTATCCGGGCGGTGAGCGAACAGATCAAGGTTTTGATCGTTCAGGCTGGCAGTGATAGGCGTCAATACGCCCATCTTCGACAACGCTTTTTTCATCTCAGGATCAGTCTGAGAATCCAGCATCTTCCGCATTTCTTTAGCGTGTGGACTGACTTTCATTTCTAATAGCCCGAGCTCAGACAGAAAGCCTTTAGCCTTATTGTCCATGTGACCACCGATCAACGACGAAAATGCCGTCATACCAGCGGTACCGGCAGTGGCACCGCTCTTGGCTTGCATATAGGCTGCAAATTGCCCATACAAATATTCTTTGTCGTACATCGTGTACGCCATCTTGCCAGTTTGAGAGGCCGATAAATAATCAGCGCCGCTAACTTTTCCCTTCGATCCAAACTGAACCTTAGACTGCATTTCCAGTTCGTCTTTAAACGTCTTTTCATTGTTGATGACTTTACCGCCGCGATGTTCCAGTGCCTTGACGGAGTTGTACACCAGGCCTTCAACATCTTTACCGCCGTTGGCAATCTTGGCCGCAAACGAATATTTGGCAAAGTCGTCGGACGCCTTAATTGCGTGATGCAAATCACCAAACGCGGTGTGTAAGTCATGGATGGACTTAACGTTATCCGTGATGTTGGTACCAAGGATTTTCTGCGACTGTGCCGCTGCCTGTGCGAACGCTTTTTGATTATCACTGGCAGACAAATTCATTGTCTCGAAGTTGGCCTTTGCCTGGGCAAGTTTCTTGGCTTCCTCGTACGGACCTTTCAGCAAAGCAAGACCACCAAAGCCGACAGCAGCCATACCGCCACCCATCAGACCAAGCATTTTGATGTCGTGCAGCTTCTTTTCTACCATTGACAAACTGCCATGCACATGCATGGTGCTCTTATGCAATCCACCCATTTGTCCGGCAATTAATAGCAGTCCAGAGCTGACGTGATTGACCAGCGACAGCTTAACTGCTACTTTATATGCATCAAACATGAGGTATTCCTATGAAATTTCTTACTCGATTGCATGAAATGGCGGCTGACAGATTCAGCTTCATTCAGTACCCGAACATTCGAGGTCCGAAGCTGCAATTTTTCACCAATCAGATGAATTGGCCGTTGCGCATGTTCATTGCCACCGTTAGCCTGGTAACGATTGGGTTTTGCACGCTCGTTCTTGCCGGGCTTCTGTATTGGGCGTATTTCTTATTCATCGATTAACAGCGCATTCCCGCCAAGTATTCCGGCCACGACGCCCCGCGCCATAATTCGCTCGATCTTTTCTTTGTTCACAAACGCTGCCGGCCCCATAAATGGGCGCGGTGGGATTTTGTCGGTGCCGAACTCTTGATATGCCCCGATATCCATCTTGCTACCGATAACCGCTTCGTTACCTGATGACTCATGCTGGATGCTGGCATACAGTTCGCCAGTGACCAGCAAAGGCGAATCGCCAACACCCAAAGCTGCATGATGTGCCAGCGTACCCGGCGCCAACGCTGGCCAAGCCTGGAACGGACCAACAGCCGGTTGATAATGGCCTAGCTCTTCTTTGGCCGTTTTCTCTATCAATTCAGCGGTATGTTCAAGTGCTTTTTCTGCCTTGATTTGCACTGCAAGTTCCATGGCCGCAAGATGCAGCGCAAACGTCGCCAGATCAAATTCCATTAAGTGCGCTCCTGAAACTTCATCGTCTCAAAGTTAAAGTCTGAACCTTCTAGCTGACCAAAGACAATGCAAAAAGCTGATTTCTGTACATCCGGCATCGCCAGGGCTAAATCGAAAGGAATCCCGTTTTTCACCAGCACGGCAAGCTGAATAAATTCGGGATTCCGCGCTAGTTTTTTACTTGCGCATCACTTTCAATTGTTTCAGCCAGGCTGTTCATGTGTGCCATGATTGCGCCAATGCCTTCGTCGCCAAGGCGGTTGATCAATGAATCAAGTTCACGGCGACTGGCAATGTAAGGCTGATCATCACCATCGATAGAGACTACCCAAAGCAACGGCATGACCATGCTCATGAATACTTCATTTTTGGCAGTCTGAGCGCCCAGGGCCTCAACAATTTGATACTGGCGCAGAATGTTCGGCTTCTTCATGCCGATGGTCATTGAGCCAGCAACAACGAGAACAACTTCATTCGCAGCCTTGATGATCTCGTCTGATGGTTTGATTGTGATCGTTGGCGATTTTTGTTCAGACATGGAATTTCCTTCAATTTTAGGTAATAAAAAACCCGCTCAGTGGCGGGTTAGTTAGGCAATAACGTTGGTTGCATCTGGCTCAGCAGACAGTCCATTTCATTGAGCATCACAGGCTTATCATCCTGCCACTTGCGCATCTCTTTGGCCGCACCACTCACGGAGCTTTTCTTGCCTTGGTATTCAAGTTCTTTGCGGAAGTATTGGTATTGCAGGCCTTCACGCTGATTTTTAATATACGCGGCCATTGCGTTGAACGCTTCAATGAACGCGATTTGATGCTCGACCGCTTTTTTGCCAGACATTTTTCCAACAAGGAACTGATAACCATCCTTTGTCATGTTGAATTTTGGATAGGACTGCCCGTTTTGAGAGTCTATGTAGGGGGTCTCCGCAAAATTGCGGACACCCCAACTACCGCTGTCTTTAATGCGCTTGCGTATCAACTTCAGTACGTCATCGTGGCGCTTTCCATGAACAGCGGCAACCTTGAGGGAATCCGTTTTAAGTTCATCGCCATCGATAGCAATAAAATCAACAAAATTTAATACTGGGAACTGCTTCATTTGAAACTCCAATAAAAAAGGGCGACTCCCGGAGGAACCGCCCTGCATTGAAAGCTCAAAACTCGCACCTTACGGCCTGGCATCTGCCGATTTATGCGTGTCAAGAATAAACTTGATTACTGCGATTTCTTGCGACGTGATGCCAAGGCTTCCAGCTTCATCTTGACGACCTTGTCACCCTCGCGCGCGCCGATGTCAGTAACTTTGTAAGCCACCTTCTCATAGCGATACTGTGAGGTTCCGCCGTTCGGCTCCTGAATCGTTTCTTGGATATATCCCCAAGGAAGATTCTGGCCGTTGTAATAGGCATCTTCAGCAGCAGCCCAAAAATCATCAAGCGTGCTGTCAAAACGATCTATTTCTAAATCGATTTTCCAGCCGCCATGCGTGATGTTGTGCCGCGCTTCGCCATCGAGGCCAATTCGTTTTTCGTCTGCCGTTTGCGGCATCGCAGTAAATTTTGTTATGGCCGCAGCCGGAATGTTTAACGTGCCAGTCGCAGTAACAAGTACTACCCGCACGTCCTTACCAAGAGATTGTCCACCAACAGGCATTTGAGCCTCCAAAAGAAAAAGCCCCTAAAAAGGGGCTTGTGGGTATTGAGAAACGGGGGATTAGTTTTGTGCGACTGTGCTTGTGCGAGCCACCTGGACGGATTGGCCGCCCTCCATATTCACGAGAAACTTCTCGACAACAGCCAGGTATTTCACCTTCACGTCCATCTGCATATAGCCAGTGGCGATACGAGCAGGCAGGTTGTTTGTCAGATCGCAGATCGTGGAATAGCTGTCGATTTGATTCTGTTGAAACATGCCAGCCAGGAACGAATCAACCGTTGCTTTTGCTTGTGATCGGGTTGGATCATCTGAACGGGTTGATTGAAGGCGACCGACATACTTGCCCATGCCTGCATTCAACGTGTACGCAATGTAATTCGTCATGCGTGTGTAGTTGTCAGTGTTCGTGACAGCATTGCTTGAGCTGTTATGACCGAATCGCGCGCCGAAGT